GAGATACTAGCACTAGCAGGGATGCCAAGCAACTCAGCCCACTCAGCGTTAGTAGCCACAGCAATGGATCGTAAATGCTCAAGGGTTTTCTCCAATCCTTTGTTCTTGTTTGTCATAAGTGGGTTGTCCATGATGCCTGTCATAGACACACCAAGTAACCGTTCTTCTGCAGTATTCTTCTGCCACGCTTTACGCAGATAAGGAAACTTAATCAGGGTAGACTGGATTGTACCCAAGATGGTAGCCAGTTTAACCTTACGTTCAAGATCCTCAATGGTATCTGTTGCCCGTACTACGCACTCCGTTAGGTTACAAAACTGATTTCCGCGTAAAATTATTTCCGAACAAGGGTTTGTACCGAACTCATAGTTTGGATCACGCCGCCCAAACTTAGCTGCTTGCTTCTTGGATGCTTCACGATTGAAGATACCACGCTCACCAGACTTAGACTCGACCAGTGATAGCCACTCACGCATGAAGGTTTCCATGTCTGGCTTCTCAGTGTATGATACAGAGTTGTTAGCCAAGGCACGATGCCCAGCAGTTTCCCACCACTGTCCTGACTTAGCGTGACGCATACGGTCATCACTCAGGTTAGACAGAGAGATCATAGCTGAACGGCGCACACCACCAACAACAACGATCTGACCAATGAAGCACATCAGGTCATGACATTCCATAGAGCTAAGCTTGCGTCCTTGTGCCGCCTTGAAGGTAGACACAGCAAAGTTAAACAGTTCTACGAGAGGCGCTGGGCCTGACGCTCTACCGCCAAATGTTTTCAGTCTTGCACCAGCAGGACGAACCTGTGACACGTCCCACTTAGGGATCTCACCAGCCCATAGGAGCGCAAGAACTTGACGGAACCCCTTAGCCCAGCCTTCCTTACTGTCCTTAACGACAACGATAGACTCACTCTCGAACAACTCAGGCACCTCTGGGAGCTTGCTGATGAATTGGCGCTCGACACTGAACCCGACACCAGTACCGCAGAGGAGAATGTACATGGCCTCATCGAAGGACTTAGGGTCATCTACGGGTAGGTAGCTACAGTTGTAGCCTGCAGTGTTGTCACGATCAAGCGCTGGGCCTGCTGTCATCATAGCGCGCATGGATGGCATGATCTCTTGACCTATGATAGCTTGCTCAATGTCCCTGATAGTTGTATTGTCCACACCGCCCAGCGCCTTACGGACTACATTATCCATGTAGCGTCCTACTGTGCTGCTCCACGACTCCCGACCTTCACCGTCAAAGTACTTAGCGTAACGTGACTTGTGAATGAATGATTGATAGTCTGTTGGTAATTGGTTGCTCATCGGTTGTCCCCTGATCCTTTGATAACGCCACGTCTTGCACGGCTGTTTAGTTTGTCCATGTTAGTTTGTAGTACCTCTGTGAGGTCGCTGTGAAAGTAGTTAGCTAAGGCTGTAGCATAGAACACAACGTCACCTAACTCCTTTACTATTTCATCTGGTGAGATCCTGTTAGAGTCACGCAGCATCTTCTTAATCTTCTCTGCTACCTCACCTGCTTCACCTACTAAGCCTAGTACATTCTCAACTAAGCGTGTCTCTCCCTCTGTAACGATCTTACCTTCAACCCAATAGGAATAATCCTGAGTGTTGACATCTGTCATAGCAGCAAAAGCGTCTATGTCTTCTTGAGTAATCATTGTCTCTCCTTAACGTGTAAGTTCTCTATATCTACATCATCTACATCATAGATGACATCTGTTATGAGATCGTGTATGTCTTGCTCGTGACTGTCTTCATAGGCTGACAGGATATTATTGTTGTCATCTACATTAGCTACAAACGTAACACTAAACTTCTTCATGCGTTACCCTCTGTCTTAGTCCAGCGACCTAGTGTGTAAACATTACCCTCTACCTCAACAACCTTGTCTGCCTCTAGTTCTTCCTCTGCTTGGGCGTACTGATCTGGAAACATCTCCTGTAAAATATCCTGTCGTATCTCAACGAAGTCTTCCCATGCATCAGGGTAGACCTCTAAGAACTGTTGTGCCGCTGACATAGTGAGTGCCTCATCAAGTGCAGCCCTCATACCATCCTCAGAACCAGCAGAACCAAACACCATACCTGTCTTGATCCTACCTGTCCACTCACCGTCCTCGACAACAGGGGATAGTACAATGGCTATGTCACCAGCTTTAATCTCGTAACCCATTACTCTCTCCTCTTTACTTTGACACGTTGCTCTTTCATACGCTTGCCCTTTTCTTTAAGCCACTCTTCAGGGATGATGCGGTTAGCCCACATGAAACCTTTCTGCTCACACCAATCGCAGTACCTACTCTTTGCACCCTTGTAAAGCTTTGAATTAGCATTGTAAAACACAAAACGAATATCAAGTGTAGGATGCTGTCGCTGTATCTCTATGTGTTTACGTCTATCTGCAGCGGAAAACAACCCCTTCATCTCAATTATGATGCCGTTATCTAGCTCAAAGTCTGGTGTGTATGTACGATACTTGAGGTCTTCCCACTCTATCTTTAACTTTTCATAGGCTACGATCTTCTGCCTATCCTTGAGGTACGCAGCAGCCTCAACTTCAAGGCCACTGCGATAAGTTCTTTTGTTGTGCTTATGCGGCACGTCCATCTCCAACCAGTACATACTCTACAAGAGGTGCTTCTTTCTTACCCTTGTAGACACGAGAGGGTAGCTCTTTGAGATCCCAACACTTGTGCTTGAAGTCACAAAAATGACACTTAGAGTTTAGCACTAAGTTACCACTAGGCTTCTTGAAGTATGTCTCAGGCACTGGCTCATAGCAACGCTTGAAAGGTTCATCATTCTCTATGTAGTCAACGGTAGCTTGGATACCATTGATAACCTCTTCAGTGTTCACCTCAGAGGCGTCTACATACTTGAACTCACCGTTTCCTTTGTTGACTACCCACCAACCACCTACACCCTTTCCAGCGGCCTCTGCGTAGCCCACAAGCTGTGCCACGTAGCCAAAGCTATCGTCTTCATTGAGTGTGTTGAAGCTGTCAAACTTATTCTTGTATGACCAAGGAGAGGCAGACTTAACGTCATCAATCTTACCATCCATCTCCATGTCGTACTCACCTTTGATCTCCTGACCATTGGGTAGCTTGAGTGTGACAACATCATTGTCTTTGAAATCCTGGCCCACTGCACGTAGCAAACCTTTGAACACAGCCTCAACGATGTCACCAAGGATCATGTTCATCAGGAAGTGTGGCGGAAAAGGTCTACGATCTTCTGGATCATTCTTCTCAAACCACAACTGACACGGTGCCTTGCCAATGTTTGACATGCGTAGGCGGAAGTCTCCACGTGGAGGGGCGTTAAACTGTTTGTTCAACGCAGCCTCGACATCAGCGGCAACCTGTTTGGTCACCGCCTCTGTCATGCTTGCCTCACCAGCTAGAGCTTTCTGCAGGAAACTGTAGATTGCTAATTCTGCTGGATGATTCATTAGCTCACCTCAATGAAGTCGTTGTTGAGGATGTCATCAACCATTGCCGCATCATCAGATGACATGCCCTTGTCTAGACGCTCATGATACATGTCAAGGATCTTGCCGTTGCTGTACTCAATAAGCTCAATGAAGTCTTTCAACATCTCATTGTCACCCTCGCCTAGTTCAACCTTGTCACCACCGGATGCTTTGATCTTACCAAACTTAGCGCCCGTAGGGATGCTATCTTCCAAGCCCTCGAACTTGATCGTAGACATGATAGGCAACATGTTCTTACGCTTGAGTACACTCATCACACCATTGATGCTCTTGAGTGAGTCACGGTTCTTAACATCCATGACAAAGGGCACATCTTGGTAGGCAGAGCTATCAAGAGGATCACCCTTCTCGTTCATAGGATTATCAAGAGACACTGTACCGTAGTAAACATTGACACGTTTAACACTACGGATGATCTGCTTAGTAGCATCAGGCAGGGCGTTGAAGTCATCAATCCAACCAGACGGGCGACCTAAGTTGAAGCCACCAATGCTATCCTTCATGTCACCATTGAGTGAGTTAGCTAAGACAGACTTCTCCATCTCTTCTGTTTCACTATTCCAACGCTGCCATTGTTGACGCTGGGCAAAGATACGCACAGTAATGCCATTGCTATAGATCTTTTCATCACCACGATTGAAGATGAAAGCACCTACTGGCACTACCTCTGTCTTGATTGTCTTGCCACCTACGTCAATCTCACCCATGATTGGTGAGTGTAGCATACCCATACGGGCAATGGTTGGTGTTGCTTCACCGCCTGACATGGACACACCCATAAGCTCAGCCATTGATTGACCACGTTCATTTGCGATAGTTAGTTCATTGCTCATTTCTATACCTTTCTATAGAGTCAAAGAGTACCTAGTTATACCTCATACATCCACTGTGTCAAGCCAGTTGGGACCGATTTTAGCTTCAAGTAACAGTGGTACATTCATCGTCACGTTGTATGTTTTTTCTACGAGATCATTGATGTTCTTGTTAAGTAGCTCAATGATATCCAGAACTTGTTGTTCTTCATCAGGGTGTACATCAACTACCATACTGTCATGCACAGAGTTAACTACGCACGAGTGTAGAGGCTGTAACAATTCGTGAAGTTCGTTTAGCACTACAGGTACAACGTCACCCGTAGCAAACCCCTGCACAGGATAGTTCTTGATCATGGTGAAGTGACTTGGCATACCATTATCCCTGCGTCTTACGTTAGGGAATGCATACTGCCTACCTGATCGGTTAGTAATCTTCATGAAGCGCATTGCCTCATCTCCTAGTTTCTTATGCCATGCTGCTATGCCTTCATACTTCTCGACAAAGTGTTTGTAGTAAGCAGCCTCAGCCTTAGATCTGCCATACCCTGTAGCCCCAAAGAGAGGCGCAAAGGTGTGGGCCTTAGCATCTTGACGTGATGTCTTCTGCCCTGCGTCAGTAATAACCTGTGCAGTGTAGCTGTGTACGTCAAACCCTGTGTTGATCTCTTCCATTGCTTTCTCATCTTGTGCAAGGAACGCTGCGGTTCTGAACTCAAGCTGGGCAAAGTCTGCCTCCATGATCTTACCGCCATCCCAACGTGATACGAACACACGCTTAACAGGGAACGTACCACCACGAGGCATGTTCTGCATGTTAGGGTTACGCCCACTGAAGCGACCAGTGGCTGTGATATGCTGTGTTAATCCTACATGTAGGAACCCATCGTGCTTGGTGAAGTTAGAGATACCATCAACAAAAGCACTTAGGTAGCTGGACACAGCAGACAGACGTTTAAGATCGTTGAGAAAAGACTCAGCCTCTTTCATGTTGTTGTTTCTTGCAGTGGCAGCAAGTATCTCAAGGTTGTCTTTACCTGTGCTGAAGCCATCTGCGCTTACCCAACTCTTACTAGGAGCGCTAAACCGCAGACCAGCAACCTGTTTTGTCTCTGTTAGCTGAAACCCACGTGTGTCACAGTCCTTGCACCTGTTAGGCTTAGCAAAACGTGTACCATCTTTCTTTGTCTTGTATGTCTTACCCTGTCCCTCACAGGTAGGGCAAGTGAAAGCTTTGGTACGATAGATAAGCTCAGAGTTAGCTTTGACTGCATCCTTGTAGTCATCCACAGTAGATGTGAAGTTAAACAGATCAACCCACTCTTTCTTGTTAATCATCCGGCGAGAGAATACTACCTGAGACATCTGCTCACGACTGTTGAGGTTGACGGGTGTATCACCCATAAGCTGACGCACCTTCTTCTGTAGGCGATCCTCTATCTCTGCCTTCTCACTCTCGAACAGTTCCCTCACTCGCTCCAACTCTTGAAGATCGACTTTGATTCCTGACATATACATTCTGGTAAGGGTTTTGCAGGTAGTAAAGGTTGTATCTCTAATGACTGCGAGGCTTTCGGACTCGGGCTTGGCATAGTCTGCTTCGATGCTGTGGAACAACCAGCTAGTTGAGAGGATGTCGCACCTAAGATAAAAGCTAAGCTCATCAAGAGGTATCTCGTTAGTGTTGTAACCCTCTTTGAAGTATCTCTTGAGCGTGTCATCCTTTTGTACCTCTAGCTTTCTACGTTCAGCACATGCGCCTAAGTTCAACTCACTGCGCTGACCCCTATCAAGTATGTACTCAGCAAGCATCGTATCGTAGATCAAGCCATCATACTTGAAGCCTGACTCCCACAACCACATCAAGTCGTGCTGTGCATTGTGCATAATGAGTAGTGTAGTTATGTCGAGGATATCCTGCACAAGCTTACGCCCAGCGCCGGATGTATCCTTAGCCTCGTCATGGTCTATGTTGACGATGTGTAGTTCATCGTGGTTGTCGGCATTAACCATACCAACCTGGACTAGCTGATTGCTAATCTCAAAGGGGTCCATATGTTTCTTGCCATTACGTAGTGTGGTGCTATTCTCAACGTCTAGTACTAATCTCATGTCTCACCTCAAGCTGAGTAGATAGAGCGTGACCCGTCTAAGACACAGGTAATCTTACCCTGATATCCATTCAGCTTATTCTTGGCTAGGTTAAGGTAACGAACTGGATCTTCATCCTCACCCTCAGCCTGTTGCGTCTTACCGATCAAGACCATCAGGTCAGCCTCAGCTGCCTTGCCTGTCTTAGACCCCTCCATCATTGACTGGTTAAGGTCAGCCTTACCTTCTGCCTCAGCAGATAACTGTGACATCCAAATCACACAACAGTCGTACTGCTTAGCAATGTTACGTGCATGGATAGCAGCAGCCTTGAGTGTGATGTCACTCCTCTCACTACTTATATCTGCGAACTTATCGCCCATGTCAAGCACTACAATGTCAGGCTTCTCTTGCTTAACAACAGACTCAACCCATGCCATACCCTTGCCTGTGCTGTCCTTGAACAAGACATTCTTACGGATAGACTCATAGCGTTTATGTGCTAAGGCTTTGTTCTCACGTACTTCTTTCATAGTCATGTTGGATGAAGCGCTGATGTATCGTGCAGCCACACGGGTGTATGCCTCTTCGTTACACAACACGATACACTTAGCACCTTGATGTGCGAACCCACCACCCGCTGCTATAAGACTGGCATGGAAAGAAGTTTTACCAGTATTGGGACGAGCGCCAACCAACACAAGATGGCCACCGCTAACGCCTTCCACCCTACGAGCCAGTGAAGAGATGTTAAATCCCCATCGTGATTCAAGAAGCGTTGCATCAAGGATTGTGTCAAGGCTATTGTCATCCCAGTCAACGCGCAGATTAGGAGTAAAATCATTCTTGTATTCCTCTAGTAGTTGACGCAAAGGTTCAAGGCTATCCTCTGTACCATTCACAAAGTCGAAACCCAAGTTTGCTACACGATCACCAACGTGTTGTTGAAATAGCTGTGACAGTGTGTCCTGTGCTATCTCTTCTTTGATAGGCTCAGTGATTGCAATACGCTTGAACAGATCCTCATATGCTCCACGTGTAGCTGTGGTCATGCTTGCGTTCATACGATTGAAAACAGCTTCTAAGTCAGCAACAGTTAGGTTACCATCATATGCTTCCATAGCACCATCAAGTGCCTGCTTAATCTTACGCACATCTTTACTGAAGATCTTATCTGGGCAGCGTATGCCCTTGTGCTGGTCATAAAAGGTACGATCTAGTAACGTCTTAATCAGTGCCAGTTCCATCATTTTTTATGTCTCCTACAACAATACGGTATATAACTTCTAGTGCTACCAAGGGCCAGCATAGTGCAAACTTTATAGGGCCATTACGATCTTCCTCAGGATCTTCTGGCTCAACCATATGGTAGAACAAGGGTAGTGCTAACACATACACTGCGAAAGCACCACCCAGAAAATACATTCCTTCATCACTCATGTTGTATCTCCACATAATAAGAACCTTCTGCGCTTTTGTATGCAGCCATCAAGTCCATCCACTGCTGTGCACTCATGATTAACATCTGGTATTGTTCCATATCAGGTTCAAACTGTCTCATGTAGACAACACCATCATCACCAAAGATAATCTCTACATCCTCGTGCTTGTCATGCTGATCTAGTGTGGTAACAATGGATGCATCTGATTCAAACTCAACTGTGAACATCTGAACCCTCCGCTACAAGAATGTTGACGTGTGCCACGTTACCCTCAATACGGGTGATTACATACTCTAACCCAGCCTTGGTGAGTAACAATCTTAGTTGTCCTACAGGTATCATGTCTGTTCCTTTCCTTGTAACTTTATCAACCTATCCAAGTACCACTGAGACTTGAGTAGATCCTCTTGCTTATTCTTGTAACGCCAGCGGTGCAGGTACTTAGCAATGTTACCACGCAGGTAGCCTATGTACTCCTCTGTGGTTAGGAAGTCTTCGATGTAGTCGATACACTCAATGCTACCCTTGCCGTAATGCGCTGGGTTGTTCACGTTATCGGGTGTATGCTCGGCTAACACTGCTTCACTAAACTCGTGATCTCGCATTACGCTCTCCTTATATGCTTTCTCTTCTGCTATGAGTTTCTTCCATTGGCTGTTAATCATTCTTCCTCCAGACAGAAGCCACACCATGTGCCTCTACTTGCATTACCACAACTGACACACTTGCGCCACTTATTCTTTTCATCACGCTCTTGAGATGCCTTACGTTCTTCATCCGTCATGGGTCTTATCATTGTCTGTCTCCCAGTATAAGCCTGTCTTAACCAGTGACACAAAGCCTACGTTAAAGATAGCAGCGAATGTCTTAGGGTCACACTCTACCTGCAACGTGGCACTGCCATCCTCATGCTCAGTTATTTCAGTTATCTTGACTTCACTCATTCATCATCCTCCGTCAGTGCATCCCACGACACAGGGAATAGTTCAATCATCTTGTGGTCGATCTGCTTTGCTACCTCACGCGTCTCCGCCTGAGTGTCAGACTTGCAGCGTAGGTTACACATATCAGCGAAGGCATCCAGGCTACCTGACCAGTACCACTCAGTCATTGTAGACTGTGGCAGTACCATACGGGCTTGTTCTGGTGCTACTCCCTCCTCTAACATCTCCTTATACACTCGTAAGGCTGTGTGATTTACAAACGCAGGGTCAGAATTGGTATGAACAACACCCTCACTACCCTGCTTCTTGTCAGCACTACGTCCACGCCACACGTCAGGTGTATAGAACTCAGGCTCATCATCAACGTAGCGCCTAGATATTTCGTTCCATCTCAAAAACTTATGCTTGACTAGCTGCCGTGCTACAAAGATCGGAGCCTTCACGTGGAAGGATGCGAAGCAGTGACCAAATGGACTGATATGTTTCTCTCTTGCAAGATACTGGATCAGCTTATCATCTTTCTTCTTGAGGCGTGGTGGCCCCCATGGATCATCTTCCATCTCGCTTACCTTACCAAAGGATACCCGTGCAGCGTTAGCTACTGTTAAGTCTGCACCCATATGGTCAATGTATGTTACTTCAATCATTCTTTATTGCCTCCAATATTTTACCCTCTACTTGCCAACCAAAGGTGTCCTGATAATACGGAACCTGTGATTGGTAGCCTACAGTGTTTAAAGTCTTAGCAAACCAAAAACTCCTAACTTTATTGTTAGTAACATCCAATACTTGTAGCCTTTTAGTTATCATGTACGCAGACCTTCCCTTAGGCTTAAAGAAAATCAGACCTAGTTTAAGTTTCTTAATGACTTTCTCACCTTTGGTATACTCGCCTTTATCATACTTACCTATCATCTGCATATCTCCTGTAGTTTCTCCATGTCCTCTGGCATACGATACTTAACGTCATCAGATAGACTTAGTGCTGTTGTTTGTTTACCTGTCCATAGCTGTATCTCTCTGCGATACTCAATAGTCTTAGCTACTGCGTCAGGATCTAGTGCAATGACAGCCTTATCATACTCACCTATCTTGTCAAAGTGTTTTGTGTTCATACTTGTACCCAGGATTGCCATGCATGTAACATTAGGAAACTCCTGATAGGCTACCATAGCTGACACAATATCCTCTACAACAAGCATGATACTACCTGTACCAATGGTGTAGTAGTTAGCAGCACCAGTATAGCGATACCACTTAGGGTTTTGGTTAGCACCTACTGCCCTACCTATTGCGTCAATCATCTGGCTCTTGTGATAGATAGGGAAGACTACACGCTCTTGTTGTACATCATAGAAGGTATTACCTACGATACCCCAACGCCTCATAAATCTATTGTGCTTAGTGTGCTGCCGTGTTGGTTCCACTAGCTGCGCTGGTATCTCCATAGTCTCTACCTCTTTCTTAGTTTCATCCTGTGCTGGGCGCATGTGTCTGCGTATCTCAGTTGCTGTCATGTCTGTATCAAACTTGCCCCTGACATTGCAGCCTAACTTGTAACAGTTATACATCAGCACTCCGTATTCACAAGAGGCAGAGAAAGTATTCTTACCCCTACAGAAAGGGCAGTCACCACGATGTGATCCATTGGCTGTCACAAGTTCAGCGTGTTCCTTGTGTTTTCTCCAATCATTACTCATGCCCTACATTTCCGCTTCGCTGCAAAATGTTCTTGCTCAAAGGTG